GGTTTTGAAACCCATTGCTACCACTTACTAAACTGTCACACGCACCAACCCCCCACACTATTAAGGTGCAGGGGGCTTTGGTTTTGTTCTCCTTGTAGATTGTGATTAGAGTTATTCTTCAGTCAGGATGTGCCTGCAAAACCTCCTTGCTGTCTGATCTATAATACCACATTCTGAAATGCATTGGAAATAATCGGACACTTGATCATATTTTTCTTCTGATGAGTGTTTTTCGTCCCACCTCCAAGATGCTAGTTCATTTCTTGATACCAAGTTATGCATAATTTAGACCTCCTCTCTCACCCTACTATTTAGTCAGCGTATGCTAACTTAATGAAGTTGCTGTCACATTTAACTTTTTCTTCAAAAATTGCAATGCTTCTTTACGTTGTCTAATTGCTTGAGGTTTTAAGTGAACCTTCTGTTGTTTTTTGGAGTGATGTTGCCAATTTGGAACCTTCATGGTTCTATCCTAGAGAAATTACCTTGCTTCTCAAACTTTATCACACTATCAAACTTATCTTCAAGACCTTCTTTATGAGAGATGACAAAAATGTTAGCATCTTTGATGACAAATCTAATAATCTTAAGGAACTCTTCTGTACCAAATCCATCAAGAGATGAGTCAAAGACTTCATCCATAATTAAGAGATTAGTATTTACAGAGTTCTTCATTCTTGCAATCTCTCTCCATGTAAAGAGTAGTGCAAGGTCAATTCTCATTTTCTCACCTTCAGAGAAAGATTGATAAGTAAAATCCTCATGAATAGGAGATTCAATAGTCTCTGTAAATTCTTCATCAAGTTTAAAGTTAATGTAGAAATCCATCATCTGCAGGTATTTGTTTGCCTGTTGATTAATGATTGGCAGATACTTTTTAATAATTTGAGTTTTTACTCCTCCATCTTTTAAAAGATTGTATGTAAAATCAAGATAAGTAATCTTCTCCTTTTTCTCACTTATTTTTTCAAAGGTGTCTTGAAGGTTATTTCTAAACTCTTCTAATTTTTCATGTTCAGTATTTCTGTTTGCAATTTGACTGGTAATAGTTTGAATTTCATGTTCCAGTCTTTTGATCTGTTTCTGACAACCATTGATGTGAGAATTATTTTGAGTAATGCCATTAAGAAGTTTACTTAAGTCTCCTGAGATTTGTTGGAATTGAGACTCTCTTTCTTCCTCATTTTTAATTGCGTTGAGGAGTTCTTGATAACCCTTCTGCAATTCTTCTGCTTTAGATTGAGAATCACTAATTCTATTTACGCGAAATGTATCTTCAATTTCTTGAGAGCAAGTTGGGCAAACCCTATTTTCAGTAAAAAACTTGTGTTCTTTTACAATACCAGAAATTTTTTGTGACAGTTTACCTTTGATATTACCATATTCTCTAAGTTTAGATGCTGAACCCTCTAAGGTAGTCATCTTTTTTTGAAGTAGGATGACATTATTATTAATATCTTCATTCTTATGCATAAATTTATTCTCTTCAGTTAAGAGAACATTTATTTGATTTTCTTTATAACTGACATCTTCTTTACTCTGATCTTCAATTTGTTGGATAAAGTTTTTCTGCATATCAACTTTATCCTTAAGACTCTCCTTTTTTAATTCAAGAGTTCTGACTTCATCTTTGACAAGACGTATCCTTCCCTTGACAATATCATTCATGGAGGAAAAGATTCTAATATCTAATAAATCCTCTACAACTTCTCTTCTACTATTTGTAGGAAGTTGCATGAAGGGAACAAAGGAACTGCTGCCCAATATCACAATCTGTGTGAAGGACTTATAGTTCATTTTTAAGACATTCTGTTCCAACCACTTCTGCTGATCAATAGCAGAAGAGATCTGATTGAGTTCTTCACCATCTCTATAGATCTTGAAGATGTTTGGTTTAATTCCCCTCTCTACTTTCCACTCAACACTATTGACAGTAAATTCAATCTCTACAAAACAATTCTTTTCATTTGTAGTATTGATAAGTTGTCCCTTATTAATCTTCCTAAAAGACTTACCATACAATGAAAATGTGAGAGCATCTAAGATAGTAGACTTACCTGCACCATTAGTTCCAATGATGAGAGAAGTGTTATTATTATCAAGCAATACTGAAGTAGGATGGTTCCCAGTTGATAAAAAGTTTTTCCAAGTAATAGTTTTAAAGGTTATCATTGTTTTTATCTGGGGGAATCACAATATCATTTTTTGAAATGATAGCATACCTGTGACCATGTGTCTCACAAGTATGAATCATTAAATCGCTTTCAATCTCAATCACATGCATCAGAGGATAATCCATTTCTTCCAATTGCATTGAATATCTCATAGCATCATCTTCTTCTTCAAAAATGTAGAGAACTTCTTCTCCTTCATCATCTACTACAGAGTATGCACCATCCTTCTCCTTGCCTGCTACTGTGATTATAAACATTATACTAATTCACATGCTTCCTCATAAACATCTTTGATAAGAGATTGAACCACTGATTTATCAAGTGAAAAATCTGCTTCTTCAATATATCTATTCAAGATTGAGAAAGTATCTTCTGTCTCTACATCTGGATTTTCAGCAAAGTATCCATTGTTGAAATCATAATTTTCAACAATTTTTAGATCAGCAACTTTTGTCTCATAGATTTTATCTACAAATTTTTCAAAATTTGTAATGTCATTTTTTGACTTGACAATAATCTTAACAATCTTGTTTTTGTATGGTGATGCATCAAACATCTGATAAGGAGTATCATCATAATAGATGTTATGAAACATCCTGAATGGATTGTTTACATAATCAAACTCCATATTATCAGTATCTAAGATGATGAAACCTCTGTCATCATTAACATCATTCCAAAACATCTCATATGGGTTTCCTATGTAGAAGATTCTTCCATCATCTGATCTTGTATGGAAATGACCTGAAAATACCCTGAGGAACTTCTGATACAGTTTGCTCTCCATACCATGATCCATGATGAGGTTTTTATGAGCTCTAAATCCTGTGAGTTCAAGGTGCCCCATCGCGTAGTGGCAAGTTGAATTTTGAATAAATTTAAAAGTTTGTTCTTTATTATCTTCATTGATCCATGGAATAAAAAGAATTGGTGTCTTATCAACAATTACCTCAGTCGCCTCTGAATATGTTATCACATTATCATATTCATTAAGGAGAAGATCAATAGAGTTAATGTTATTAGTATTTTTATAGTAGGCATCATGATTACCCACCATCAGATGCATATTGATACCTCTTTCCTTGAGAGGATCAAATACTACTCTCTTTGCCCAATCAAGTGCTTTAAACTCAATACCCTTTCTACTATCAAAAGCATCACCCATATGTATTACAGTGGTAATACCCTCTTTATCTAATGTTGGGAAGAAAATTTCATTGTAAAATTTTTCAAAATAGTCATGAAAAAGTTTAGATCCTTTTCTTGCACCATAATGAGTATCACTAATAACTGCTACTCGCATCAGTTCCTCAATTTGCTATGAACAGCATCTTTGATAGAATTGTACTCGCTATAGTTCATAGCGTCAAGGTCATTTGAGTCAAAGACCTCATCAAAGTTGGTCTTTTCCAAAATCTTGTTCTTGATTTCTAATTGCTTCTTCTCTTGCTGAATCCTTCTCAGGAATGCATAATAAATGATTTGTGTGAAATAAGCAAATGGATTCTTAGACTTCTCAGGATTAAAGTTATGAATATATCTTACACAGTTCTCAATACCATCACAGATCATATCATCCTTAAACATATAGTTAACAAAGTTAGGTTTATATGATAGATGATTAGCAATCTTCAAGAAACACTCACCAATATACCTAGGAATCTGTGGTTTTGGTTGATCTTTTTCTTTTGCTCTCTCAACATCAATAGCATACTGTTCTAGAGCAGCTAGAAAGTCCTTATTATTAACATAGTGTTCTGACTTCTTAGGTCTTGCCATAGTAGTATAGGAAAAGGGCATAATAATCATTTATCTATTGAAATCATTATAACAGCAAAACAAAACATTGACAACTATACACTTTGCTAGTAGACTAGGTTTGTTGCCTTTGAAAGATCAGCCTTAGCTAGATTTATAAAGTTTCTCTAGAACTTCTTTTGCATCTTGTACAGAGGATAGATAACCCATTTTCCTATCTATCTGAGCATGGTTATCTTTATGCATCTTCCTTATATACTGTTGATAATATAAAATCATATCAATGTCTTCTGACTCAGACATAGTAAGAACATCATCAATATTAATTAAAAACATATCTTCAGAAGTTGATTTCAACCATGGTTCAAATTTATGACCTACAGTTGTTCCTCTCAACTTTACTTCTTCAACTATAATTGGGTTTGAAACTAGAAGCATAGTTCTATCTTCTTCTACTTCTGCTGCTACCTTGGCAAAGATTTCATCTCCACCTTTGAATTTGATTGTACAATAGAAATCATCTTCTAGCATACATTCCCTCCTAGTCTTTTATGTTAACTGATATAATGTCATAATTGAATTGCTCTTGAACATAAATTTTCACTCTTTCAATGAAATGATTCAGTGTATAATTCTTTCTTGATCCCAAAGTTAGATCATCAGCAATATCATATAGTTTTGCTTTCACTTTGTTTTTGCTTTTTCTTAAAACTCTACCAATACTCTGAAGGTTACGAATGCGAGATTTAGATGGAGAGGCAAAGATTACATTGTGTAGATTCTTAATATTGATTCCTGTACTAAATGTTCCATAAGAAGCAACAATGATTGCATCATTCTGTTTCTCAGTAATTTCTCTAACTTGTTCTCTTTCTTCAGCACCTACACCACCATGAACGAAGAATACTTTTCTTCCTTCTATGACTTTTTTATTTATCATCTCATAAAGTATGGCACCATGTGCTTCTACTCTACTGTATAGAATTAAGGTATTACCTTTTAAATCTATGGACAAATTTGTGATAAATTTATTTCTTTTTTCATGACTAATTAAGAATTGTATTTCATCCTCATAGGTATCAAATTTCTTTGGTTTATATTTTAAAACAAGACACTGAATATCTAATGTAGCAAGATGACCTTGATCTATAAGTTTTTTAGTTTGAGTAACTTTGTATGAAGGTCCAAACAGTCCCTCTAACACCCATTTATGGGTCTGTGTGCCATCTAAAGTTCCTGTGAAACCATATCTATACTTTGCATGATGTAACTTGTCCATAATGCCAACAAGAGACTTACTTTTAAAAAGGTGCGCCTCATCACCAATCACCACATCATATGCTTCAAAGAACTTTCTATCTAACTGATATACAGATTGCCATGTTGTGATAGTAACTTCATTAGTATTAACTCTCTCACGTCCAGCATAAATTCTATGGCAGTGATTTTCTGCATCCCACCCATAGTCCTGAAAGTCCTTAAACATCTGCTCTACAAGGGATGTAGTAGGGACTACAAGTAAAATTTTTCTACCAGCATTAACATGAAATCTTACAATTGTGTAAATCATAAATGACTTACCAGATGCTGTTGGTGAAATTAATAATTTCCTATTATACTTAAGAGCATCATGAACAGCATCAATCTGATAGTCTCTAGGTTTGAGTGGTGTGATTGCTTTCATGAAGTCTTTGACACCCTCTTCTGAAATCATCTCATTAACTTCAAAAGGAGGACCATAGAACTTATTATTTTCAAATTGATATGAATATTCTGATTGCTCACAAAACGCTATAATTTTATCAAGAAGACCAACATAGATCCTCTTAGTCTTCATATTAAACAAGTGAACATATCCATCCCAGTATTTGCTTCTATACTGAGGCATGAATTTTTTGTTAGGCACTTCAAAAGTAAATCTATCTCTCAACTCATATTCAATATGAGGTTCAGTTTTTATGTGTAGATATACTTCATTTATTTTTTGTATAATCAAATCTGCCATGATGAAGTTTCACCTAACAGTATTTATTATTTGCTTTGAAATGTATTTTCAAGTATTATTTTTGTCAACCAATCTCTAGAATTCCAAAGCAATTCTTGTTCTTCTTGTGGTCTGGCAGGTGAACCTGGCCATTTCTGAATTGCCTCAGTCACTGCATAGTGCAGAACTCTAACATCATCTATTCCAAGAGTTACATTATAATAGGGTAAATCTTCTTCCTGATTCATTAACCTAATCCTGAGGTAAAACGCATGAACTCAATTGAATTTTTTATTTGATAAGTTCTATTAGTTATCTGTTTTAAAATCTCTTCAAGATAACTCAACATAGTTTCATAATAATCAATTTTTAATGAAACCCCTGAGAGTTTTTCATCTGCATCAAGATACTTTTGCATTGTTTCTTTATCCCTAATTTTTTTAGGGAATGGATTATCTATGTAAACATCAGGATCTGCTTTTCCAGCAAAATACTCATACCTCTCATGTCTTATGTTTTTTCTTTGTTGTTCTGCTTTCTTTCTAAGCAGATAGATGTTATTGTATATTTCATAATATTTGGAGTGTAGAATAGGAATGTTCAATGACTCAGTATGTAAGTTATCTGGATCCATTTTTGCATCTTTTTCCCACATCTCCTGAATTTTATCAAGAGTTATCATACAAATCCACTACCTTTAACAATGTTATAGTTTAAATACTTGAATGAGACTTCTGCAGTAAAGTATTCTGTATCAGCAAGTGTAGCATCAAATTGTATTGTTGACAAGGAATAAGGAAACAAATCCTGAAACTTTACTTTGAAATTTTCATGCTGCATAGCATCAAGAATAGTCAAAGTGCCATCAGAATAAAGATTCATTGGACTCTGATTGTTGGTTCTTAATGTTGTACCAACATCTTCATTCTGTAAATCATAAATCTCTTGCAAGGATTCAGGAAAACCAAGACCCCTTATCCAGTTCTGAATTTCTTGATAGTTTTGAAGATTTTCATCTACTAAAAATCTAAGGGTAAGATCTTCAAAATCTATAATTTCTCCTGGTAAATCAATATCCTTAAGACCAGGAGTTGTTTGAGTTGTTGTTCTTAATGTCATTCCAGGAATATTGACAGAGTTTCCAAAGAATGTTACTTTTGGTGCTCTTGCAACTTGAAATCTAAAACCTTGAGGTTGTAGAAAATTCCTGCTTTGAAGATCATTTTTTGTTAAAGAAGCAACTGTACTTCTAGTTGCTTGTCTTGTTCTCACATCTTTTGATGTAGAGTAAGTCATATGTTTTATGATTATTTATGAAAAGCATAAAAAAAGACCCCCTTGAAGGAGGTCTCTGAAATTTACAGATATGGAATCTGAATTACATGAGGTTCTTAACAACAACTCTTCTGTAGTAGCGGTTAGAGTTGACTTTAAGTCTACCCAGTCCTTGAGTTGTACCTTCAGCAAAGGGATTAGCAACCAAACCATATCTGGTCTTGAAGCCAATCTTGGGCTGGAAGGTGTTCTCTCCAACTGCACGAACCATCTGAAGAGGAACGTATGGGCAGTAGAACAGACCTGCATCATAAGGGGAAGAACCCTTATAACCAACAACATAGTACTGATTGCCAGAGTTGGCAGCAGTGTTGTTAGAAGCAAGGTTTGCTGAATAGGGGTCAATGTAAACTCTGAACTTACCATTGATGGTTCCAGCAAAGGTGTTGCCAGTGTCATCAACATTCAGGTTTGCATTCAGGGCTGGAGTATAATCCAGGATACCAGCCATGGTCAGTGCAGATGCTACATCAGCAGAGCACATGACAATGTTGCCCTTTCCACGTCTTGTTCTTTGAGCGATTGCATTAGCATCTCTCTCAATTTGGAACAGAAGACCCTTGA